GTTTTATATAATATATTTCCATATTCTCTTTTGACATACCATAAGCAGGTATTCGTCTAGGAATATCAGATTTTTTAATATTTACCCAATCTTTAAAATAATAATATGCAGGAATATCTCCATCTTCATTGGCTTTTTCTGCTCTTAAAGTTTCGACAGGCATATGTTCAATTTGTGCAATAGTCTTTCTGTCTTTAGAATAGATTATTTGAACTGCGCATTGACCCATTAATTTTAAGTCATAACAAAGTTTTCGTACAACGTTTTTCTTAAATAAAGAAATCATTTGAGCGTACTCATTTGGTTTCCTACTTGAATCTGTTGCATTTAAACCTTTTCCATAAATAGCTTGACTAATTCCATTAATAGCAGCATTGTTTGTTGGGCTTCCGTTATACCTGTCGATAAGGTATTGAAAGTAGTTATTATCTGCGCCATACTCAATCCAATCTTCGCCATTAACTTCTTTTATTTCAGGACTTGTGTAAGTGCTTAAATTTACAAAGCCAAATTCTGAAACCTTTGATGCTTTTTTAAATTGACCTTTATTATTTCTTAATCTTTTATTTTCCATATTTACGGTACTATATAGGTATTATCAAAACCATTGTATTCTACGTATTGCCCTTTGTTTAATTTGTAAAATACATTATTATCTAACTGGTCAACATCTTGGTCTGTACAAAATATTTTATCTCTAAAAATATCTTCAATACGTGCATCCTCTAAATTCCAAATTTGAGTGTCAAGATTCCATAAATTAAAATTTGTGTTCCAAACTGAAAAATCAACGTATAAATGTAAATCAAAAAAATGGTTTTCTGGTAAAATAGGGTTAAAAATATTAGTAAATTTTAAGTAGTTACCTACCTGTAATGCGTCAGCTATTTGGTAAACCTTAGTCTTATTTGTACTGTCATCCCTTATTGACATAGTAAAGTCTCCAGAATAAGCTCTAGGTATTACAGATAAAGACTGTGCAATTGTTGATGTGCTTAATATTACCATACATTTATATAACGTAATTAATCTAATAATTTGTAAAATGAATATTCAAAAAAAAAAGCCACCCATAAACGGTGGCTTTAATTCTAAGTAAATAATAAACTAAACCTAAGCAGGAACTCCTGTTGGTGTAGGGTCTACTTTTTCAGTTGATGGTGTTGGTGTAACATCTAAAAAGAAAGGTGCTTTTTCTTCCATCCCCTCAAACGTTAAAGTAAATCCACTTAAATCGCCAGCTGCTGCGCCTGTCACAACCGTTCCCCCTGTAACTTCCATTCCATTTTCTAATCCACATAAGAAGCTGTTACCGTAGTAATCTACTACGACCGCATAAGGTCTTGAAGTCGCTAACAATTGTAATTCAGATTGTGTTTTCGCATCTAAAAATGTTAGTGTTAAATTTAAAGTCTGCGTGTAGAATGTCGTTCCGTTTTCTCTGCTTGATGTTACCGCAGTTTCTAAAGATGAACTTCCTTTTACGTCATACTCAAACCAAACAGGTGCAGGAGAACCATCCGTTATTGTTGCTTCTTTTGTTGTGTTGTCTATCGCTATTGATGCTATTGTACCAAAGTTAGCAAATAATACTTTTTTTATACCGCCAAATGCGGATTTACAGGGAACTTTTCGTCCTGTCGTTAAAATACAAGCCATAATTTTTGTTTTGTTTTATAAAAAAAAGGGATAGGCAGAACCCACCCCTTTTAAATTGATTAATTATTAATTTTAAGCGTATTGAACTAAATCAGAAGAAATTCCAAACTGAACAGAAGATGTAAATCTCATCACCATTCTTACATTATTTGAAGCATCTAAATCTGCCATATCTAAAACCTTAACAACATTTGTATCATTTAAGATACCTGTTCCAAAGTATAAATTACTTCTTTGCGCTGCATACATTTTGTTATCGCTTAATCCTTGCGCTACAAATATTTTTACACCGTTTACAGTTAAAGAACCATTGTTCCACCATTGAGTTCCCATATTAGAAACACCATTTGCGCCTAATCCGTTTGCTGCAAACCCTCCTAATGCTTGAACGTATAATTTTGCTGCTTTGCTTCCAATATAGATAAATAAATCTTCTTTACCATAAAGCGTTGCAGGAATTGCATCCACTACTTTAGATAATTCAGCGATTATATTTCCTGCATTTAATCCACCTGCTATTGCAGCAACTGATTGAGATGCTGGAACATCTCCTGCTGCTACTGATGCAGCGATTAATTTCTCAAAACCATCAAACGAATTGTTTGTTGCTGCTGTTGTGTCTCCTTGCCAAATGTTAAATTCAGTATTTTGTGCAACTTCTGATGCAACGTGCGCAATCATAAAGTCCGCAAATTTAGGGGGTAAAGATTGACCTAATCCAAAACCCATAGATTGTGCCTCCCAGTCGTTTACGAAGTCATATTTACACAATTGTAGATTGACTTGCAGCTCCACAGGCTGAATTATACGCTCTGTAAGTGTTACAGAACTGTTAGGGTCAAAATCACAACCTGCTGCTGTTACTAAAGAACCAGTTGCTATTTTTTAATTACTTCTTTAAAAGCAATGTTTGCCTTTACTGTTAAACCTCCATCGTCAATTGTTGATGCTGAAAGCAAAGCTGCGGCAATATATTCACCTGCAAATTCACCGTTGTAGCTTGTCGAAATATTGGTTGCTGTCGCTAATTGTACTTTATTATTTTTACTCATTTTATTTATTTTTTAATGTTATTTATTTCTATGCTTCTGATGCAAAAATTCCTTGTCCTCCTACAATGTACCATTCAGTTAAACTAACTGCTCTCAATTGTACGTAATCGCCTAATTTAGAAGTTGCTTTTACAAGTTGTAAATCTTTTCCTAATACACCAGATGGACTAAAAACCCCTGATGCTACTAACATTCCACCTACAATTTTATTTGTAGCTTTTGGCGAAATAGAAACGATGTTATTTCCATCTACTCCTGTATTTCTAAAAAACAATGTAGTTCCTAGATTACCAGCTGTAATTAAAGGAATACCGATAGTTAAACCATCTGTTGCAACATTGTGGTCGTTTGAAATATCTCCCTCTGAAATATCTCCTGTTACTGTGTAATAAGATTGTCCTACTTGGTTTCTTTCTACATCGTTTGATGTGTAATTAAATGTACTCATAATTTCTCTTTTTTTTTATTTGTTTAGTTTTGATAATACTCTGTCTAAAGTAGTTTGTCCCATTTTATTGTTTTTAAATTGGACTTGCTTCTTTTGTACTGATTGTGATTCCGGGTTTGCCTTAATTGACTTTTTTGCCGGTGTTAAATCTTCTTTAGAAAATTCTTCTTTTACCGTCCTAGATTTAAGAACATTTTGCTCTTCAACTTTTTCAGGCATTTCAGGCATCTCTTCCATTTTAGATTCTTTATCACCTTTTAAGTCAGCAATTGCGTCTTCTAGGTTTTGGATTCTTTTCTCCATTCCTCTCCAATCTGCAACATCTGCTTCACCATCTTCAGCCATTTCTTTTTCTTCCTCTTCTTTTGGATGGTCCCCCTCGTAATCGTCTTCCGATTCTAAGTCTGAAGTGATTTCTTCACCCTCTTCAGATTCTTTAGCCGGTGCTTCGTCTGCAACTTCCCTAACGTCTGCGATTATACCCTCTTCAGTAACAACCAATAAACGGCCATCTTCTAGAATATATTCACCAACAGGCATTGCTACGCGTTCGTCATCGGTAACGATAAATAATTCGCTATCCTTTTCAAATGTCTCAGCACTTACTACTGTCCCATTTTCCAACTTCATTTCTTCAAGTTTTACTTGAATGTTTAAAAGTTCTTTAATTTGATTTAGTTTACTTTTCATAATTATTAATATAACGGTTTTAAAATTCGATTTTGTATTTTCAGTCTGTTCTGCTTATAACTCCTATGCCCTGCGCCCTCATAGAGCCATCACAACACTTTATTGAATACGTGTCTGTATCCCAACATAGGCAAGCCCTGTTGCCCCCGGTAGGTGATGTTCTACTGCCTATAAAATTAGGGTCATTATTATTGTTGTTTTGTCCCATTAGTTTTCGTTTGTTAAAATATCTACAATTTTATTTATCGTTTGTTCTTCAGATAAATCTTCTTGAATAGTTTCTTTTTTCTGCATTTTATCGGCGAAATATCCCTCTATCGAAAAACCGAGGACCTTTTTCGTCTTCACATAATTCTCCCAAATTTCATCGTTTTCAACGTGAACGGCCCCCATCCAAGTACCCAATGGTACGTTTAATCCGTACTTTCTAGACTTGTCGTGAACCTCGTCTTCTACTAGCCAACTTTCAACTAAGGTTAGGCCCTTTAAAGCTTTTTCGTGTTCTATTGTAGATTGGGATTGATAACCATTTTTAAGATATAATTGAGACGCTTTAGCAACTGTGTTTTTGCTAAAAAAAATATAATATTCATCTTCACCGTCTGCTGAGGCCCTATAAATTGGTTTATTGGGAATTAATAAAGCACCCATTAATAAACGCTTTTCTGCTGAAACCTCAGCAAATTTAACTTCGTGTTTTTTCAAAGAAATAAAATTGCTCTCAATGGCCGGTGATTCCACAATACTTATAGCCTCTACCCCGTTTTCTTCTTGGTCCTCGTCTAAAACTAATTCAATTATTTGCATATTACTATAACGTGTTTAAAAGTTAATTTTGTATTTCTCTATCCAATTGTTGCACTTGTTACGATATTTCTGTCTAAACTTTGCGAAGTAGTTACATCTCCGGAAACAACAAAAGCCTGATCCGGTTGAGTTTCTGAAGTCCCAATAGCATCGGCCAATTGGTTAGTATCGCTTGCCCCCACTACATTAAATGACGGTGGTGGTGTTGGTTCTACTGTTGCTGAAGAAGAACCTGCTGCCGGATTTGA